CAATTTAGTTGGTATTGTGATGGTAAGTCTGACGAACCAAAAGATTCTAAAACATGGATAGAATCTATAAGAGTTGCAGATATGGTTTTAGAAAGTACTTTGGATGTAACAGATGGAGCGTTATGGTATCATGCTTATTATGTTACTCCATATTGGTCGGATCACTTATTAGAAGTTGTTGTAATAGAAGATCATATCTTTTATAAATAGAATAAGAGGAAAAGAATATGCCAAGAAAAGCAAAAACAAAAGTAGAATCTAAACCTAAAGTTAGAAAAACCGCTACCAAATATGAGGAGTTACAATTCCTTGGGGAATGGTTAGCACAAGAATATCTATCCGTTGAATTGAATTACGATCCTCTTAAAGATCATCACGCAACACGTAATAATAAATTACAATCATGTGATGGTAAAGATCCGAATGGAAGAACTGTTGAAATTAGAACCATGACAAGAGGTAAAACATTCTTTGTATTATCTAAAGAAGATTTAGAATCTTTTAAGAAAGCAGAAAGAAACATTATCTGTGAATATGGAGATACTAATACGATTGGAATGTGGGAGGTTTTGGATCTAAATATAATAGAAAAGAATAAACAACTCAGACTTCCTGTTAATCAATTGCAATTGTTACTTTCATTTGATAACCAAGAGTTTGCGGAGAAGATGAGAGATAAGGGGTAAACATGTACGAATATATGGCAACAATAACAAAAGTAGTAGATGGAGATACTGCTAAAGTTGATATAGATCTAGGGTTTGGTATGTCTTACAAAAACCAAACAGTAAGATTTTATGGTATTGATACAGAGGAATCTAGGACAAGAGACCTTACAGAAAAATGGTATGGCAAATTAGCCGCTCAGTATGTTAAAGATAGATTAATTGTTGGAGAGAAATATAAAATGACTACAACAATTAGCAAAGGAAAGTTCGGAAGAATATTAGGAACTTTCTATTGTGAAGATGAAAACGGTGAATATAACCTTAATGAAAGAATGGTTGAAATGAATCATGCAGTAGCATATCACGGTCAATCAAAGGAAGAAATCCACGAAGGACATATTGCTAATAGACAAAGATTAGCACAAAGGGGTTTACAACCGGAATAAACTATGGTATAATAGACGTTATTATGAATTTTAATGAAACCTTTGGTATTACTTTAGAAACACAATTCACTGAACAAGACTTATCACAAGAAAGTTTAGATTGGGTTGAGAGTGAATCTCATCGAATCGCGTCCGGTGTAATTGATGGTGAAGTTAGTCGGAACTCATTAACAGGAAAATATAGATCCTATGATGATATTAAATCTGACGCTAGACATGGTGTAATCGCAGAAGCTTATCTTATGGAGCATTACGATTATACTGAAAACACAAGGAAATGGCATGATGTCATTACTCCCGCAGGTATAGAAGTTGAAGTAAAGACCTACAATGGACACAGCATCCAAACAAGGTTTAATCAAATACTAAAACTTGAATCCAGGAAAACAAAGTATAAGCATGTAATAATGTTTAAAAGACTTGACGGTGTTTATACTTTTGATTCATATTGGGTTCATAATGATAAAGACAAACTATACGAGGAAGTAATATGCCAAACTTCGAAACCTACAGAAAGATTGCAGTAGATGAACAAATACATTCGAGGCCTGATATTCCTAGCGATTATCATTGTCAGTGTAATTTATGCACCGACAATTTCCTAGGCGAAATTTATCACACTGAACAGGACGCTTACTATAGCCAATCCACCAGGAAACAATATTACTTTCCAAAAGTAAAACCTGAAGGTGGCTTTGATAAACATATATGTCCAGGACATTGGCAAGGATATAGATATGCAATACAACAATTCACTAAACCAGGTGATACAGTTTTTGATCCAACCGTAGGAACAGGAACAGCAATTGTTGAGGCTATAAACAATGGAAGAAATGGTGTTGGTATTGAATTAGAATATTCACATATAACCCAAAGATCGGTTGATGTACAATATGATAATGGAACTGCCAAAGCCAAAGGTGAAGTTATACCAGGTAATGCAGAAGATCTAATAGAACTATTAGAAGAAAAACAATATCATGGTGAATGCTTTGATTTAGTTATAAATGGTTCACCTTATCCTGTATTAGGTGGAAGACAATCGGACGCACCCGAGCGAGCGCTTACCCGCGAGGGCGAAGAATATAAAAAGGGTAAGTTAATCGAATATAAAAAAGAACGTGGTATTGGAACAAAAGGAAAACAAGATTATTGGGATATGATAGAAAAGTTATATAAAGATTCTATATCTAAACTAAAACCTGGTGGTAAGTTTGTAACTATTATTAAAGACCCAACACAGAATAAGAAGCCATATCTCTTACACAAGTTTATTATGGATTTAGTTTTAGAAACTAATCCGGTAAAATACTATGGATCGTTTGTTCATAGACACATGCCTTATACATTGTTTATGAATACATATCCAAAACAAAACCCTGATGCTGATCCGATTCCAGTATTCCAAACCGGTATCGTCTTTGAAAAATAAGGGGTTTACTTTTAACTTAAACTATGGTATAATGGAGGCATTATGAAACCACTTAATATATTAAAAAATGCCGCTGACTTAATCGTCAAGAAAGGCAATGATTACCAAAATCCTAAGTCAAGGATTAAACAAGCAGATTATTATCCAAATGGTGCACAAACCATTTTAGATATAATGACGGGCAAAGTCAATCGTATGCATTCTGTTCTAGATGCTATGAAAGACGATGATAACTACGTAGAAAACTTCGAATCACTACACGATTCAGCTATAGACTTAATTAACTATGCCGCATTCTTTTCGGCTTATTTAGATTATGATATCGATGGCCAGAATCCTGAACGTGATATATTCAATAGGGTAAAAGATGAATCAGAATCTTAAACAAGGATTACATTCTCTTAGAAAAGATCTATTAGAGAATGGATATGAAATAGAAACCGAACGATGGCAAGGCGCCACGGAACATCCTGCGTTCTTAGAAATACTACACGCAGATATGCAAGCTCAAATGTATGATAATGCAATAGAAGCTAGCGAAGAACTAAAAGCTTCACAACCATGGGCAGATGAACACTTCGAAGAAAGAGTTGGTGGTATACCTTGTAATCCACCACCAAGTCACGTACACTGGTTAAAAGATACAGACAAATATCTAATGGATGAAGCATTCTCTCATTCATATCCAGAACGTATGTGGCAAGATACAGAACAAATGGGTGTTAGATTTAATATAGCTAATCTAAACACCGCAGTAGAATTACTAAAGAAAGAACCAACAACAAGACAATGTTATATTCCTATTTGGTTTCCAGAAGATGGTACAGCAGCACTCCAAGGTGAACGCGTACCTTGTACTTTTGGTTGGCACTTTATGATTAGAGATAATAAATTACATTGTGCTTATCACATGCGTTCTTGCGATGTTATGCGTCATTTACATAATGACTTATACTTTGCAAATAGGTTATGTCTTTGGTTAATAGAGAAAGCAGGTTTAGATTGTGTACCTGGAACTATACATTTTAGTGCCACATCTTTACACTGTTTTGTAGTCGATAAATATTCTTTGAATCAATTTGTTAATGGATAATGTGCGGATTTGTAATACATAAAGTTAATACCCCAGATCAGGAACTGACCACCAAGGTAATCCAAAGTATGGGTTATCGTGGTTTAGCTGGATACGATAATTATAAACATTGGAAAGGTTATGACATGGCTCATACATCTTTACCAATGGTTTGTAGAGATAAAAATTTGTCTATTCAACCAATCACAAATCATGCATGGGATACTCCTTCTATGTTTGTTGGTGAGATATTTAATTGGAGAGACTTTGGTGACTTTGACCATGACGGTCACATGTTACATTCACTTTACAAAGAAATGACTGACGATGAGATCTTTCATCACTTTGATGGGTTTTGGTCTTATATCACATTTGTAGAAGATAAACCAATTGTCTATACAGATTTCTTAGGTATTAAACCTGTTTATTATAGAACGGATATGACAGCTATAGCTTCTGAACCAAACGCGTTATTAGCCTTTGGTAAAGTAACACCAAATATGCTTCACTTATCTAATATTATGAAATGGGGATATGACCCAACTGGTTCAACACCGTGGAATGAAATTAGACAATTATCTCCTGGACATTATCTCTATGAAGGACAAGAAGTTAGATATTGGGATTGGGAAAAGATTCCTCTCACAAGTCTAAGAGAAGATTTAACAACAGCAGTTATTAATAGGTTAGGTGGATTTAGAGAAGCTTCTATTCTACTTAGCGGTGGTTTAGATTCAACAATCATATATGGATTAATTAAAGAACAAGGTTTAGATATTACACCAATCCATGTAAACAACCATGAAAAGGATTTCGCCTCTCTTATCTGTAAAGATTTAGTAGAGGTTTCATTAGAGTCTATATCTGATAGAGAGGCGATCGCCATACACCAAACTCCAGTAGATCTTGGTTCAGTTAAACCCCAAATAGCTATGGGTTATAAACTAAAAGAATTAGGATTTCATAATGTTCTAACTGGAGATGGCGCAGACGAACTATTCGGTGGTTATAGAAGAGCTAAAGATTACGATAGTCAATTATCTGATACATTCTATGAATTACCTTATTATCATTTACCTAAATTGGATAGGACTATGATGTATTCCACTGTCGAATTACGTGCTCCTTTCCTAAGTCCAGCGGTTATATGCCATGGTATTAATACACCATACACAGAAAGAAATGGTGAAAAGAAAAAGTTAAAAGAGATATTCGCTGACCTAGTACCAAGTAAGATATTAGAAAGGGATAAGCATCCACTTAAATCAGATGCTATTAGACATGAACCAATGAAACAAAGACAAATTAATATGGCAATATGGAGAGATCAGTATGGGATCTAAGAAATACGATCACAGATATTTAGAGTTGGCTAAGTTCTTTTCTACTTGGTCCAAAGATCCTAGTACTCAAATAGGAGCAGTTGCTATTGGGGAGAAAGGCCAAGTATTAGCACAAGGATATAATGGGTTTCCTAGAAAGGTGGATGAAACAGAAGAACGTTACCAGAATAGAGAAACAAAATACAAATATGTAGTACATGCAGAAATGAATTGCATATACAACGCTTCATATAATGGAGCTAAGTTAGATGGAGCAACTATGTACGTATATGGATTACCAGTTTGTCATGAATGTGCAAAAGCAATCATACAAGTAGGAATCAAACGTGTAGTTATACCATTTGACCATATACAAGATTTACCAGATAGGTGGAGAGATTCCACTAAATTAACGATGAGAATGTTCGATGAAGCAGGAGTTGAATATCAAACCATTTAAGGGGTTTACTTTTCTTCGTTTTTGTGGTATAATAGGCCCTGTAAAAAATAAAACTATTGGAGAAATATATGATAGGTGTAAATGAATTCTTTCCTGAATTTGTACTTAATACAGTACAACCTCATGGAAATGAAATGACAAGCATGACAGATGAAGATCTCTTAGGAGATTGGTCTGTGGTATACTTCTATCCAAAAGACTTTACATTTATTTGCCCAACTGAAATAGCAGCTATGGATGTTATCGGAGACGAGGCCCAAGTCGTTGGTATTAGTGGGGACAATGAATTTTGTAAAGCTGCTTGGAAAGAAGCAAATGGATTAATCCGTGAAATCGATCACCCACTCGGTGCTGATTGTGGATTAGTATTAGCAGAAGATCTAGGTATTGTCGATAAAGATGAAATGGTTGCTCTAAGAGCTACATATATCTTAGATCCAGACAATGTTGTAAAGCACGTTAGTGTAAATGCTTTAGATACTGGAAGAAATGCTGATGAAGTTCTTAGAACATTACAAGCACTCAAAGCTGGTGGACTAACTGGATGCAGTTGGAACCCAGGGGAGGAGTTCGTTGCCTAGTGTAGATCTAAGACCTCGAAAGAGACATCCAAGGGATAAACGTCCGCCAAAGGCTATGCCATTTGATGTTGCATTACGCAAATTCAAAAAGCAAGTTGAAAAAGCTGGTATTATCCAAGAGTGTCGTAGAAGGGAATATTACGAAAAGCCCGCCCAGAAACGACAAAGAAAAAGAGCTGAAGGTATAGCTCGTTGGAGAAAGAAAGAGGCTTCAATGCAACTTAAACCAGAGAGGAGGTATTAATGGCTAAGTCAAGCTTAATGAGTAAACTGCATAAGAATTCTAAAATTAAAATGGCGGAAACGTTATCTAAATCAGAATTCTTTACAGAGAAAAATATAACAACCACTTCAGTACCAATGATAAACGTAGCTTTATCTGGTGATATGGAAGGTGGTTTATACTCCGGACTTACTGTTCTAGCTGGTCCAAGTAAACACTTTAAAACTTCTTTTGCACTGCTTATGGCAGCAGATTATCTAAAAGAACATGAAGATGCAATATTATTATTTTATGATTCAGAGTTTGGTTCACCACAATCATACTTTGAAGCATTTGATATTGATACTAATAGAGTATTGCATACTCCTATAACTGATGTAGAACAACTTAAGTTCGATATAGTTAATCAATTAGATGGTTTGGATAAAGGAGATAAAGTCGTGATTATTATAGATTCGATTGGTAACTTGGCATCCAAAAAAGAATTGGAAGATGCTTTAAGTGAAAAATCGGTTGCTGATATGTCACGTGCAAAGGCGCTAAAAGGTTTATTTAGAATGGTAACACCATATCTAAAAATGAAAGATATTCCACTTTTAGCTGTTAACCATACCTATCAGGAGATGGGTTTATTCCCTAAATCAATTGTTTCGGGTGGAACAGGAATATACTACTCGGCTGACAATATATGGATTATTGGAAGGCAACAACAAAAACAGGGAACAGAAATAAAAGGATATAATTTTGTTATCAATGTCGAAAAGTCAAGATTTGTTAAAGAAAAGTCTAAAGTACCTATCTCAGTTTCTTGGGATGGTGGTATCGAAAAGTTTAGTGGTCTTTTGGATGTTGCTCTTGCTGGTGGTTATGTTGCTAAGCCTAACGTCGGTTGGTATAGTAAAGTTGATAAGACTACTGGAGAGCTTCTCGATCCTAAGGTCAGAGAGAAAGACACCCTTAATGCAGAATTCTGGGAATCGATTTTTGAAGGAACAGACTTTAAGCAATTCATCAAAGGTCATTACCAAATTGGATCAGTTCCCTTATTAGATGTGGAACTAGATGTGGAGAACGAAGATGGAAGTTAGTTCAGCTGACTATCAACTCGTTGAATCGAATGATGTAGAATTCTATGGGGTTAAGCTTCTTACAGGTAAGTGGAAAAATGTTGTATACATATATGGTAAGGTTCAAATAAAAGAATCACAAGAACTAGATATAGCAACTCTTTCTTTCACTTACAATATCCAGGATTCAGCTGGATACGAAGATGATGATCTTATAAATGATATCAACTTTCGAAACTATATAGGTGGAATCCTTCAACATATAATTGAGGATTCTTTAGATTATGCAGAAGAAAATAATGTAGCGGTAATTGGAATTGGAAACGACGAATCAAATACAAACACACATACTAAATCATCTGATTAATAATGAGGATTATTGCCGTAGAGTAATACCTTTTCTTAAGAAAGATTATTTCGAAGGAACACATAAAGTTGTGTTCGATCTTATTGTTGACTTTGTTGTTCAACATAATAAGATACCTTCAGGTAAAGTATTAGAATTAGAATTAACAAAAGTAAGTGCACCAGAAGATGTACTAACACAGGCAAACAATCTAATACAAGAAGTTAAATCTAAGTCTGATATAGATACAGATTACCTGATAAAAGAATCCGAAAAATGGTGTAAGGAAAGGGCAGTTTACAATGCAATTATGGAATCAATTCAGATCATTGATGGTAAAGATAAAGAGCGAGGAGATGGAGCTATTCCGGACATACTCAGTAATGCTCTTGGTGTGTCTTTTGATCCTAATATTGGACACGATTATATAGACAATTCTGATAAGAGATTCGATTTCTATAATACAGAAGAGTCAAGAATACCATTTGATTTAGATTACTTCAACAAAATAACGAAAGGCGGTTTACCGAATAAAACCTTGAATATAGCCATGGCAGGTACCGGTGTAGGTAAATCGCTTTTCATGTGCCATTGCGCAGCATCTAATCTTTCTTTAGGAAATAACGTCCTATACATTACCATGGAAATGGCGGAAGAAAGAATCGCTGAAAGAATAGATGCTAACCTTATGGACTTGCCTATACAACAATTGGAATCATTACCGAAAAATGTATTTGATTCCAAGATACAAAACATTGCGCAAGGTTCAATTGGGAAACTTATTGTTAAGGAATATCCCACAGGCGCAGCGCATACAGGACATTTTAGAGCCCTGTTAAATGAATTAAAACTTAAAAAGAATTTCAAACCCGATATAATTTATATCGATTATTTGAATATTTGTGCATCTTCCCGCGTCCGTGGGCTCGGGGGAAGTATAAATACTTATTCGTACGTTAAATCAATAGCTGAAGAGTTACGTGGTTTAGCGGTCGAATTTAATGTTCCAATCGTGAGTGCAACGCAAACGACTAGATCTGGTTATTCTAACACTGATGTAGGATTGGAAGATACTTCGGAATCGTTTGGCTTACCAGCGACCGCCGACCTTATGTTCGCTTTAATTAGTACAGAAGAACTTGAGGAACTCGGTCAGATGTTAGTCAAGCAATTGAAAAATCGTTACAATGATCCAACCAAATATAAGCGTTTTGTAATTGGCGTGGATCGTAGTAGGATGAAATTATATGATGTTGAAGAGTCAGCCCAAACGGACATTATGTCTGACTTGGTACCTGACAAAGCAATAAATAAATTCGGTGAGGGTGAATCCGAAGATCCTTACGCTGAATTTAAAATATAGAGGAAAATATATGTTAGTAAAAGCAAAAGATTGGATAATGGCGCGTGTCAAAGAAAGAACTTCTTATGACGGACTACTGCTAATTGCAGCTGGTGGTTCAGTTCTATTATTTGGCGGATTAGCTAAACTTCTAGCTTGGGTCGCTGTACTATGGGGTGTTTACACACTTCTAAGGGCAGAGGGTTAAGTATGAATAAGCTTTTTGCAACTGCAGCTTTAATTGCAGCATTTATTATATCTCCTATGGCATCAGCTGGTGTCAGTGGATCTGTTGGAGTAGATTCTGATAGATTCTGGAGAGGTATGAATATGAGCAACGGACTTTCAACAAATCTAAATTTAGAATTAGATTATGAAGGTTGGTTTGTAGGCGTAGACGCCTTTAAAGGTGATGAACTTAATTCAATGGTATACGGAGGTTATGCAGCAGCATTAACTGATAGTTTATCAGTCCGAGGAGGTATCGTATCTTATGATATGGATATGTTCGGAGAAAGATTTGAAGAAGTGGTTATCGGCGGTTCGTATAAGAATCTAGATTTAGATTACTATATAAATGTTGATGAAACTGATTTAACTTACTTTGAATTAGGATATACATTACCATTAATATCCATTGTTGACCTTGAACTAAATTACGGAAGGTTTGACGACGGTGAAGATGTAATAGGTTTCACCGTATCTAAAGATGTAGGACAGTGGGCATTCTCCCTTCAGGTTTTGGAAGAAGCCAGACACGGTGAGTTTATGGACCACGCTTCCTTTGGAGTACACTATAACTTTTAACGTTACGTAATTGTTACGAAAAAAGTGGAAAAAGGGGGTTTACAAACTCCCTTTTTTTTGGTATAATGGTACCCATAAAATAATTTAATAAGGAGAAAATTATGTCACACTGGGTAAATGATCAAATCGTAGATAACATCATATCAGATGTCGCTGACATGGACAAAGTCCAAGTCATGAACGCATTATCACCTGCAAATCTAAAGAAAGCGGCTGCCTTCACAGGTGGAGGTTGCATCGTAGATTTTGCAAGAGATATTTTAATAGACCAAATGTGGAACGACGTGGTCGATATGGGAGGTCCGCATGGCTAGAATAGAAGTTGTAATTAAGTTACTCAAAGAGCTTACAAAGCAAATTGAGAAAATGGATGAAAAGATCCAAGAGCAAGGAAGAATAATCGACAGACTTGAAAGTATGATTGATGATATGGATAACAGACTATGAATATGTATAAGTTATTAGCAGAACAATCCGTAAGAGACGGAGAGCAAAGATACACTGAAGCACAAATCAGAGATATGGTTGGTGCTCCAGATATCGAAGAAGAAGGTCTGTGTATGTGTGGAAAGGAGATTGATAAATGTCCTGATGCATATTCACACATGACAATGGGATATTAAATGGTTGAGTTTAGTAAAGAAGAACTAGAAAATTCAAAAAGGATTTTCAAGTCTGCGACTCCTAAGTATACATTAGATTGGGTACTTAAATGGGTGGCTTCAGTATTCGTACTTGCCGCTATTTCGATTAGGGGTATCGAAGGTTTAGGTTTCTATGACCTATGTCTATCCATTATTGGTATAGCATTATGGTTAGTAGTTAGTATTATTTGGAAAGACCGTGCACTTATTATGTTAAATGGTGTAGGTCTTATATTTTTAATTAAGAATTTATTTGAGAGTTTAGTATGAGAGACGCAATTATAGTTGATATTGATGGAACTATCGCTTCACATTATGATGCAGATGGTAACCAAATTCGTGAACATCACGATTACAGCCAAGTGCATAACGATTTACCTATTCCAGAAGTTATTGAATTGGTACAATTGTATGAAGATCAAGGTTATACAATTTTGGTTGTAACTGGAAGAATGGGTAACGATGTATGCAGAGAACTTACAGAAGATTGGTTACGAAGACATCACATTCAATATGACCAATTAATGATGAGAGCTGATAGAGATTTCAGAGAAGACAGTGTTGTTAAATATGAAATCTATCGCGACCATATTAGAGATAACTATAACATTAAGTTTGTTCTTGACGATAGACAACGTGTAGTTGATATGTGGAGAGGACAAGGCTTAAGAGTGTTACAGGTTGATAAAGGGGACTTCTAATGTATGAAGCAGTCGAAGTCCTAAAGGATGAACAAATGGCAATTCATAGGATGAGAGAAATTTCTGACTCCTTATTAAGAACTCATCCAGAAAAAGAAGTCTCCTTTTCAACCACCCCTAAAGATAATGAATGTGAATTAGTTTACAAGATATATGATAAGTCTTAACACATTACAA